ATCGTTGAAGCTGTTAACAAAAGCCCGCAAATCCTCATCATCGGTATATTGGGCATAGAGATACGACGGCAGCACCTGCGTCAATGGCGTGGCTTCAAACGATTCGCTCATCAGTTAACCCTGCGTGCTGGTGATGTCAGTGGCGTTGGCGTAAAAATAGCTCTCTGGATCGCTGGGGATTGCTTGAGTGCCGGCTGTGGGCGCAGCGGTTGAGCCGTTGATGGTTACGGCAAACGACAGGGACGTAATATCACTGAGCGCAATGGCGCCGCTGACAGCTTGTTCAAAAGAAGCACTCATCGCATTCAGGTTGATGGGCTGCCCCACCGTTATGCTGTTGATATAGTTCTGCACCCCGACAGCGCCCAGACTGTTGACCTGTGCACTCTTGGTAAAGCCTGTAATGCCGGTGTTCCAGGTGATGGCCACCGTGACGGCTTGCTGTGGCGGGTTCACAAAATCAAACGTGTAAGTATCTGAGCCGTCAGCCAAGGTTACGCTGACATTATTGGCGGCTGTCGCAGAGGATTTGATGGTTGAAAGATCAAGGATAGACTCGAAAATAGCCAGTCCAATGGCTTGCGCGTCGCCGCCCCCACAGATGACTTCCCATCCACCCGTCACTGATCGCACTGACACTAAACGAGGCTGGACTCCGGCCACGGCATTGAGCCGGGCCTTTAACATCGCGACCGTGCCGGCGCCAACCACAGTTTGCGCTTGCAATATGCGGGCGCGATAATTGGCTACGCTTTCGTCGGAAGTGGGCGCTACGCCCGCGTTCGGGTTTGTGACGGTTAATGTCACGCCGCTCGGCACCGATGAAATAATGGTCGTCACCGAGTTTTCAGGGATGGGCCATGTGCCGTAAGTGGTGGCGACCGCATACAATTGCGTTGTGGACCCTGACGACTCAACCACGCCGCCCTGGGTGAGGGTGTACTGGTGCGAGCCATCCGATACGATAAAACCGGGGGGGATGACGCGACCCACCGGGCCGGAGATAATCACGTACACGCTGGCGTTGCTTTTGGTTCCTTTCGGTAGCCCGAGCATAAGCCCCTGTTGAGCCAACACGGCGGCATTGGCGCCATAGGGTGTGACAGAGTTGATCTGGTCCACTCTGCCCTGCTCTAGCATCGTCAGGGCGCCTACGTCGGTTGAGGCGATGTCCTCAATTAGCGAGCCCGGCAGGTTGGCGGTGTAGCCAGGGTTGGTTTGCGCCACACCATTTACCAAAGCGTTTCGCAGCGCATCGGCGCTTGTCGGGGTCGGGCCTTCTTCCGTCATAATGACGGGAATAATCGTGCTCATATGGCGATACTCGCGGTCAGAACGGCACCTGAATGGGTAACGGCAGTAATGTTATAGGCGGGGGAGGACACGCCGCGCTGGCGAACAATGGCCAGCGATGCAAAATAAGGCGAAAACTGAGACTGAATCATCGTGACGTAATAGTCCGGGAAGACTTGCGTCATAATCGTCTGATACTGTGGAATTCCATAATTGGCAAAAAACGGCGATTCCCCGGTATTGAGTTGGAGCACCTGGGCCAGCGTCGTTAAATAAACGTTATCGTCATAGCCCTGCGTATCGGTGACCACTTCAACCCATGTCGGATTGCCATTGGCGTCATATTCCCGGCCCCATGTGCGCATCAGTTTTGCATGACTCCTGTTGTGCCGCCTTGCGGGTCGGCGTGGTTATGGTTAACCGTGGACTTGCCGCCCACAATAAGATCCGGCGCAGAGATGTTGCCGTTAAAGGTCGCGGTGCCGCCCCCAGAGGTGCCAGAATTCAACGTGCCGGCTATCGTGACATTCCCCGCCAGCTCTATCGTAGGCGCAGTCAATGTGATGGCGCCCCCCGTAATAGTCAGCGTATTGCTGCCCACTGTGCCGGTGATGCCGGTGCTGTCAATTTTGAGCGTGTTCGACCCGTAGGTAACGACCGTGCTATTTTGATCTGTCACGATCTGGGATTTGGTGCCGGTGGTGGTGCGGATAATGGCGCCGTTAGGCCCTTGCACTTGTGCGGCATTCTGGTCAATCGGCGCACTCCCGGCATTGGAAATCGGCTCAAACACGAGCGCCGAAAAATTGCCGGGTTGTGCAAATTCTGCGGTGCCAGAGCCGAGCCCCGAAACGCCCCCTAAAAATACAGAAATAGGCCGAGCAACGCCCTTATCGCCGACTTGGGTAGGCATTCTTATCCAGGGGCTTTCCAGCTTGGGGATTTCCACTTGCCATAAATCGGTGCCCAGGATATCAAAGGCAACCGTTACCATGGCCCCGTTAACAGCCACGACATGACAAGGCAACGTCCAGCCGGTGTTTTGTATGGCCTCCATGGCGCGGTCAACGGAAATCGTATTCAGCCGCTGTTGAGCCCATAGGCGGGCACTGTTATCAGGCATTGGGATAGCAGTCTATGACGGTGGACCAGTTAGCGGCATCCGGTGATCGATACTGCCCCAAATGCCGCGTTTGTTGAATCTGGAAATTGCCCGAAAAGGTAAGGCTTTGTCGCGTAGTGCTGGACCGTGCGGCAGCCGTTGTCGTGACGAATCCCGGCGAATTCAGCAGGTCTTTGGGCAACGTAATAATAGAGCCTTGCGTCACATCCCCCCGCAGCGCAGTCTTCATCTGCATAATGTTGGGCGCAACCCAGACCGGCTGCCCGATCAAATCCTGAAATTTGATTTTCACCGGCCCCGGCGAATAGGTTTTGTCATAGACCAGGATTTGCCCCTGCGGAATGCCGATGACCACCGGATTATTGAACCGGATCCGCGTCAACTGCTCCAGCCAGGTCGCCAGTTGTTCCAGGGTGCCGCACAGGTGCCGCTCGTCGTGATCCTGAGTAAATCCGCTGGCAATGTGAATCTGAATCGGCAGGTGTGGAAACACCCGCGTCAGCGTGTTGGAAATGGCTTCTGACAACTCCTGTCCTTTAAGCCATTCAAACTTGAAGGGCGCGGGAAGCCGGACAGAAAAGGGTGACGGCACAATCACCAGATCCAGCGTCATGTCCGTTCCCTGCCAGTTCCCGAAGGATTGCCAAATGGTCCCCGCACAAATCAAGCCCTTCTGTGTGGGGTCCGCCAGCGGCAACCCTTTGTCCATGCCTGCTGCAAATTCAATGTTCATGCCGGCAAACTGCTGGGCTTGTGCAAGATCCTCCAGCGCTACGCCGTCAATCGTAATCATCTGCGCGCCCCAGGGCGTTGCGTAAGATGCCGTGATGATGTCAAAGGTAACGTTCAGGGCTGCCGGGTCATAGCCCGTCTGGGGGTGCGAGGTCCAATGCCGGTAAGGCGTCTTTGAGCCTGTCTTAAAGATTTTCAGGTCATAAAATCTCACGGGCTGACCTCAAAATTACCGGTGTCAGCACGATACAAAAGGGAGGACGACTGAAATACGCCAGGGGCTAACGGCATATCGTAACCGAGCGGGGAGCCAATCAAAGGGCCGTGCCACGCCGTTTGACCGCTCTGGTCAATCAGCGACAAATACCAGCGTTGGGCATAAAAATTCCACGTCACCACCCCTTGATAGGTTGCGCCATCCAGTTGGAACAACGTCTGAAAGGGGGGCGTTGCATTATCGGCAGGGGTAAACGGGATCAACGTCATAGCGGATTGGCCAGAAACTGCGTCACGTTACCGGCAATACCCGTGACCTGCTGCGCGGCCCCTTGTGCAGCGGTGCCCGCCACGGTCGCGGCGGAACTCCATTTGGCGTCGGTAATTTTTTGGCCGCCCATCATTTTTCCCATTTTGGCGTTGAGACTGGCGATTGCTTGCGAGGCCGCATCCTGGGTGATCAGGGGTCGCTCAAAGTCAAGTTGCCATTCAATCTGTTGCTGGCGCGTGCCTTCCGGGGTCACGTCGCTCATTTGCAGCATGATGCAGTTGGTGTAAATGTAGGATGGGGTGGCGATGTGATAGACGCCTCCCGAGTTGTTGTGCTTTCTAAGCGCGGATTGAAGCGCCGTAAACAGCGCCAGTTTTGTGAGATAGCCGCCCGTTTCTTTTACCGGCGCGATCATCATCAAGCTGATATTGGTCGGTCCTTCAATAGTGGCGTTCGCCGCCACCTGTTGATTGGCAAACGGGTATTTACCCGCGCTATTACTAATAACAGTAGACCCCGACAGCGGGACGAAGCGCGCATAAAAGTCGCTCATGCTGAGGCCGCTGGTTAACGCCCCTTGAGCGAACGCCGCCGCTTGCCCGGTCAGCGCGATGATCGGCAGCATATTGCCCAGCGCCCCGGACGCAATACCGCCGGAAAGAATGATGGGCGAGACTTGGAAGGCCAGATCATACGCGGTACGAAAAGCGCTGGAAGCCATCAGTTACCTGCCGCGTTGATCTGGTTAATGGTAAGCCCGGACACATTGCTATGAATGTGCAGCTTCACATGGCTGGGGGCCTTCGGTTTGTTTTTCCGCATTGATGGGGGCGGACCAGATGGAATCTGATTCATGAATCGGGAGGGAAGATCAAGCACCGTTTTACTGGTCGGCTTGAACTGATCAATTCGCTCCTTCATCAATTTGGCGTTCTTTTTCTCCTGTTCCGCTGAATCCCCGATACCAAAGAAATTCGCCAATTTTTCAATCATTTTCCCCAGATCAACAATGGCATTCTGAAATTTTTTCAGGTCGTTCATGAACTCGGGTGATGCCAGAAACTTGGCGGCATCTTCAATACCGGAGGCCATGGCGTTGATGTTCTTGGGCGTCAATACCTTCGCCAGACCGGATTCAATGGTTTTGGTCAACGCTCCCACCATTTTCCCCAAAGCCGGACCCAGAGCGCTTAGTTGCTTGCCCATGAACGTCTGTAAACTGTTGGCGGCCACCGAAAGCTGGCGCGTTAGCTGATACCATCCACGGGTGGATTGCTCAGGCACGTTGAATCCGCGCCGATCCCGGTTGTACCGCTGCGAAGCGCGGTTCAGCTCTGATTGCGGCGTATTGCCAAGGCGCTGAATGTCCTCCCAGTTAAGCCCCGCCGCCTCAAACGCCTTGGCTTTGGGAGAATCCTGCACGCGAAACGCCGATGGCGTGTTTTTCCACCAATCATGCGCTGCTGAAATCACCCGTTGCGCCAGCTTGTCGGCGCCCATATTGCGCACCTTGGATTGATCCATGCCGGTGGCATAACCCAGCCAGGTGCGCCCCTGGAAGTTGCCCTGCGCCTGGACAACGGAATTCAGCATGTTTTCAGGCACAAAGTTGCTGTAATCAGACCGGAATGCCCTGACCTGTCCCTGATTGAGCCCCAGGCCGCGAGCCGTGCGCTGATTTTTGACCAGATTTTCAGCCAATTCGGAAATGCCAAATAGCCCCCCAAGCCCTGCCAAACCACCCCCGAGGCCGAACTTGAGCATGGCCTTGGAAAAGCGCAACGTGTTTTTAAGAACGGTTCCCGAGAAATGCGCCATTTTGCCGAAAGCTTTGACGCCTCGGTGCGCGGTCGCCGTAAAACCGGACATGGCGGACGAACTGGCTTTGATGTTGCCGGTCGCTTTCCCGGTCGCCTCGGCGAAGCGGTCCATCTTTTGCTGCGTGTCGCGCAGGGATTTTGACAGGACGCGGCTGCTGTCCTCCAGACCCTCCAGAGGCGCCTTGTTTTTGGCTTTCCATTCATCGTATTTTTTGGCAAATTCCGCGAACTTACTATCATCGATCTCAATGTCAATAATGGGTTTCTTGGGCATTGAAGATGCTCCTGATAGCGTGGGTCATATAGCGTTCGCGGAATTCGCGTGCCGAACTAAATGGGAAATCGTGGCTTTCAAATTCCTGCTGAAAGCCTTGCGTGGCGGCGTGATCTAAGAGGGCACCGAGGATGTTTTCCGCGTCGAATCGGCGTCCTTCGTCGAGGTGCGCAAAGAATCGCAGTAATCCGTAACAGTGAAGTGCGTAACGGACGCATCCAGCAGGCTCGCCGTCGTGTCCATCATCCCGCGTCGGTCGCTCTTCTTCGTCAGCCAGTAGTGACACGTAAAAAAAACCAATTGCGCGGCCACCTCTTCCCAATCCTCTTTATCGATGACATCGGCGTTGATGGCCGCTTCAACCGGCAACTTGTCCCAGCCTTGATCGCCGGGGGCCAGCACCACCGTCAGCCGCTTCATCTCTTCCAGCAGCTGCGTGGCACCGGCATCCCCGTCCGCGTCATGCGCCTCGGCTTCTTTTCGACCCTCTTCCTTGAGCGCCAGGGCAGCAATCTGTGGCCCGGTTACAGCCTGATAGTGCAACCCTTTGGACGCCAGAGACGCTTTTGTAGCGGCCAAAATACGGTAATTGGCCTCGAATACCTCCCGGCTAATCGGCGTATGAAACGCGCTGACGACAGGCGGTCCTTCGGTGATGGGGATCACCAGATTCAGTTTATCGTTGACTTTCATGCTCGCTCCGTTTCGCTAGGTATTACAGGTTCCAGAGATCGTTGTTGATGTAATACACCCCTCGCAGTGTCAGCCGGGATACCGGGTTCATGCCGTCATACGCGCCTGGGTCCAGCTTCTGGACGGACGTGTCATGCAACTTGATGGCCGGAAAGGCTCTGGTATCAGAATGGATGTCACAGTCTCCCAGCACAGCAGTGGCTTGCGACTGGCTCAACCAGTTTGCAGCCAGCGCTTGGGTGCGCAAAAGGTCGACTGTAATGGTAGCGATGACATAAGGCTCAGGGGAATTGACGACGCCGGTTCCGGTCGCTTCCTGCGCGACAAAATCGCCCTCAAAGGCAATCGTGGCGAAATTTTTGCCCATATAGGGGGACGTGATAGAAAGATTGGGGAAATCAGGCAGCACGACCGAGCAGCGAACCCGGTTTAGTGTGCCTTGTGCAACGGCGGGATTGGTAGCCATGGTTTACCTCGCGTTAGAACTGGACCGCATCCAGGTTGAATTCAATGGTCAGAAAACCGTTCTGGCCTACCATTGTTGCCGCCAACCCATTGTAAATGCCGGCAGTGTAATCGCCTGGGTTGTCGCCGGTGTAGGTGTAGAAATCGATGGCCGTGACATCCACGGACAATGCGCAGCCATACGTAACGGCGGTGTTCCCGCGCTTCTGCGCCTTGGACAGCAGTGCGTTGATGCCATGCTGGTCATACAGCAGGGGCGGATTACTGTTGCTACCGTTGAGGATGGCCGACGCTAAATCCTGTTTAACCTGAATTTGGAACCAGTCAACCCCGTACCACCAGGACATTTGTGTACCGTCCATGGTGGTGCCCTTGAAAATGCAGGTATCGGAGATGCCGCCCTCGGCCCCGGTCAAAAACAGGTTTCCATAGGCAGTTAGAACGGCGTTGATATCGGCTGAATTGCCGGTCAGCTCCCAGGGCGTGACACCGTAGACATACCGATAGCTGGTCGGCGCCAACGGGTTCGCGGCCCCCGGATTATTGACCAGCCATTGATACAGCAGCGCCGCCGCTCCAAACTCCGTAGACGGGGCCGTAGGGGCGGCCACAAACGACACCACGGACTTAATGGCCGCGTAATTGGTGACGTTGGTCGCAGACGTGGTGACGAAAAAATAAAGCTTACTGGTAGGGGATGCGTGGTTGTTGGTCAGGATGTGCAGCGCTGACGCCAGGTTGGCTGTTGCGGTTGCGCCAGTCCCTGCACCCCCGCTGAAGGTTACCGTGGGGGCGCTGGTATAACCGGAGCCGGGGTCTGTAACCGTTACCGCAACCACGGCGCCATTTTGGATAATGGCCGTGCCTGTCGCGGTGGTGCCCGTGGTGGGCGCCGAAAAGGTCACGCTGGGCGCGCTGGTATAGCCGGAGCCGCCTGCCGAAACAATGACGGAGCCCACTTCGTCTTTGCTGTAATCCCAAGCGGAGGGCACGAGGAATGCATAAAATACATCGGGGTTACTGGTGATCCAGGCTTCCAGCAGCGCGATTTCGGCATCGGTGCCGGTAGCGCTTGAACCTAACTCCAGTACATAGACGCCAACCGTGTTGCCTTGCGCAAAGAACGTGGTTGCCATATCTTTCAGTTCGGCGTAATTGCCGCTGGAAGACAGAATGCCTTCCACTTCTGACAATTGCCCGCAAAACTGATAGGTATCGGTGGTTAGTGTCGTGCCGCCCACGGAAACCAACGCACCACTGCGTTGCAGTTGCGAGGGCGTAGGCGCCTTGGTGACCTTCGCATTGAGATTAACAATGCGCGGCGTGATGGTGGTTGCCATGGGCGACGCTCCTTAGCTATAAGAGACGGAAACAGTTTGACCAGTGCCTGGAGAAACCGTGATGCCGGTGTCGCAGGGCCAGTCTAACAGGTAAGTGCCCACCGTGTTAGGGATGGATGCGATCTTATTGGCCGCAGCCGCCGCGCCCGTGGTGGCAGCATTATTAACAGAGCCTGGCGCCGAGCCGGCCACAACGACATTCACGCGCACCAGTCGCCCGGCTGACGCCTTGACGGCGGTGACGGCGGTAAGATTGGACACGGCATGATTGCCGCCAGGGGCTGGCCCAAGTGCATTTTGTGTAGTCATAAATAAACCTCTAGAGTGTGATTGAAACAGCCGCCGACAGGATTAGCCGACGCGCCAAAGCATCTGCTGCGCCCATGTAATAGGACGCCAACAGATCGATGGTTTTTTTCTGAGCCAGAGCCGAAATTTCCGTTTGATTGCGCTTGGCATCCCTGACTTCCAGGTCACTGCAAAACCCAAACGTATCAGTATTCATCGAGTAATCGATCAACTGCGCTTTAAATTGCTCCACTTGCTGCGCGTTGAAGCCGTACAGCGTCAAGCGCACCTGATCGCGCATTAACTGACTGGATGTCATTTGCGCCAGTTGTGCCCCCGTGGGGGGGCTCGTGGTCCATCGGTACAGCGGAAACGGTTGCAGCGCGGTGGTGCCTTCCGGTGTAATGTGCGCCGTGATGTAGGGCGGAACGATGTTTTCAGGCACCAAAAATGACGCATAAACCGGCGCCATTTGATGTTGTGAAAGCCAGATCGGCAGGCTGTTCGACACAATCGGGCCGGCAGGTAAATCACTGGCCGAGCTTACCAATTGCGATTGCAGCGCCGGATAAACCGAGAATCCGCTGTAATGCCAGACCTCGGCTTGACTGTAATAGGCGCTGCGCTTGGAAAAAGCGACCTTTAATACTGCGCCGGAGGGCGCGATAAAATCGGAAATCCAGAGGATATTGGATTCAATGCTGTTGAATTCCGTCACTTCTTCGAGTGCCGTGAAAATGACGGTATTAACGCCGATGGTTTCGTCTTCCGCCTGGCTGCGGTCGGTCGCATAATGAAACGACCCTTTAACGGTCAACGTCTTGCCGTTGCGCACCCAAAAAATAGAGCCATCTTCAGAGAAGCGGTGCAGGCTATATTGATCGAAGGTGATCGAGGCCCAGCGATCCAGCGCATTGATGCCGGCATCGAGTGCCGTCTGTAATTGCCCTGGTGCGTTTCCAAACTCATCGGCCAAGCTCATTCAGAAAGCCCCAGTTGAGTGCTCCCCGACTGTTCTAGCCACGCACGGAAAGAGGCTTGATACATGCCGGTATCGACAAAGGCCGCTCTGGGGCCTTCCTTTTTCTTGGCTTTCATGCGCGTCCGTATGCCGTCCTTGGCAGCTTGAGAATGCATGTGGGAGGGCAGTATCTGGTTCATTTCTTCGGCATCCAGAAAGTTGCGGAACATGCGTTCGATCTTGTCAAAAATGCCGGTCTGCAACCGAGTAAACGCGGATTCCATCGGCATCCCCATGGCCAGCGATTCCACCAACCCCGCAAAAAACTCAGCGATTTCCTCGTTGATCTGCTCTTCCTTCACCTCAAAAAACGAGCGCATAATGTGGTATTTGTTTTCGAGGATTTCCGCCACATCCCCGGTTGAGGTAGACTCCCCGCCGTCTGCGTAAAAGATGTCTTGCACACCTAATTCCAGCCTCACGATACCCCCACGATGTTGGGGCCGTATTGTTGGGCATAATCCAGGTATTCGCGGCCCCAGGGCGTTTTAATAAGGTCCAACGATGAAATCGTGAGCCCTTTCAGAAACTCAGGCTCGGCCAGCGTCTGATTCGTCCCCTGGTCGCCAGAGGACACGACCGGCCCCGCCTGAAAGGACAGCAAATTAAATTGGCTGCGCAGGTTTTGAAAAAACGCGCCAGAGGCGAGCTTGACCAGCGAATGGGTGCCCAGATTGTAGGTAGCCACTACATACAGCAACGCCGGCATGTCGGCAGGGGGAAGAAGGGCCGTATTCACGGCCCTGTCAAATGCCCACGTCAGGTAGTCCGAATTATCCGGCAAATCAACCGGCGTAATGCCCTGTTCTCGGACAAACGTTGTGAAATCCGTCAAGTTCGGCTGCGTGGGATCAGTGAACATTACTCAGGCTTCCCGTCTTCTGCGATGGTGACTTTCATGGCAACCTCGTCGCCTTTTTTCTTGGCGCGGGCCGGGACATCCTGTTCCACTTCGACTTCCGTGGTTTTTGTGAGGCGCCGGCGCGTGTTTTTATCGCGTAGCGCCATGTCAAAGCCCTTGGCTGACTTAACCGCTTCGTCCGCAGCCCGCCGATCCTGATATTCGCCCACAGCTTCGTGCCCAATCTCGATGTTTTCAATCGATACCGGCTTGTCCAGGGAGTAAATGATGCCGGGGAACTCTTTTAGCTTCCCTTTGATCTCTTTGGCATCTCTCGCGCCAAAATTGTGCAGTTGCTCCAGAATGGCATCGATAACAGAGCCGCTTTTTTCTTTAGCCAGTTGCGGCACCTCGATCTGGTGTCCGGCAGGCACCGGGAAAATACCGGCGCGGATCTTTTCGGGAAATCGAAGATGCAGCTTGATGGTTTGCTGGGTCGAATTAGCAATATACAAAGGCATGTTGTCTGTCCTACTCCGTGAATATTGGGCGGCGCCTCTGCGCCCGGAGCAAAGCGCACGAGCAGGTGCGACCTGGAGGCACCAATAAAAAAGGCCGCAAAAGCGGCCTTGGGGGTCTAGCGAGGATTACTGGGGAATGTTGAGGATGTAAGTGCCCTGAGGTCGAATGCCCCAGCCGGACGTGACGCGCAATTCCTGCACTTCGGTAATGGCGCCGTCCGGGACCGGCGTGGGAATTTTCATTGGCGCGGCCATATCGGCATACATCAGGTTCACCGCCTTCAGGTTGTTCTGGAGGTTGGCAAATTCGTTGGTGTTAATGCCGGGTACGTCAGGTTGTTCGATTTCGGGGATCGTCATAATGACCGCATCCGAACCGCCTGCACCTTTTCCTTTCAGGGTGTCGTCGAAATACCACATCACCTCGTCGCCGTTTTCCTTAGCGATTTCAGCAATTTCCTGCGCTACGGTGGAGGTGCCTGCGCCGGGGCGCTGATAACTGGTCACCTGGACCACCGCCGCATAGCTCAGTTGCAGGAAGACCCGCTGCGGAGAGATGATCACGATTTTGTTGGTAATGTTACCGCCCGACTGATACATGCCCTCTTTCAGTGCCACGATCTCGCCCAGCACCCATTGCGCCATTTGACCGGCATCGTAGGTGGACAGCGTGGTGTTGCCGTAACTGTCAGCCGGCAGCGTAACGCTAGTCGCGCCGGTGGTGTTCAGCAGGCCCTCACCGTTGGACGCCTGGAAGCCGTACAGCAGACCGGAGCGCATCTGCTGATAGATCCCTTGGCGCATGGCGAAGTCGTTGGCGTTCGGCAGGGAGATGTTATAAAGCGCAGCCTGACGCATATCGTGATGGTCGTAAGTGGCGCGCACCCGGATATTGTACGTTGCGGTCTGGTTATAATTGACCGCAAAGCTCACGCTCGGCAACAGATTGCCGGGTGACTGGGAGGCCAAAGCCTCCGTGCGTACATCCAACTGATTGATGTACACATAGAGGTCTTCAGACCCGATTTTCACGCGAGGCTTGCCGCCTGGCAGCGCCTCAAATGCGCCGGATGCCTGGGCATAGGTCAGGATCAGTTCGGGTTCCGAAAATGACGGATTGACCTTTGCCTGTGCGGGGAAGAAATTAGCCATTCAAAGGCCCTCCTTAAATTTGGATGATGGCTGCCGTGCCGGTGGTCCAAGTGACCCCGGATGCAGTGCTGATGATTTTGGAGTTGCTGTTAACAGACAGCACTTTGGCAGCCAAAGCGCCTGCGCCAGCGCTATACGCAACCAGTTTCTGGTTGGCGAAATCCCAACTGACTTGCTGGTTGATGGAGTTGCCATCCAGTGCAGCGGCCAAGGTAGGATCACAGGCCACCGCAATGCGGGCGCCGCTGCCAAACTTGACCAAGGTGGCCGTCTGGCCGGCAACAACAACCGGGGCGCTGTTACCCGGCACGAGCGTGCCGTTGTAGAGTTTGTTGCCGACAATGAAGCCGTCCATGCCGGCGTTATTGGCGGCAATGCTGATCTGCGGCCCCAGCAGGTTTTTGTCAATCGCGTTGACGCTCAACTGGACGCCGGTGCCGGCATAGACCGAACCGGACACACCGGAAGCGATGATGCCGGTCTCCATCAACTGGAACGCGACCGGATCGTCGTACATCAAGCCCTGGATATAGCCCTGCGATTCAAGCAGGAAGGTATCCTGGGGCGACTGGGTGAGCATCGGGTTAAAAGAAATAGTCCCCATGGTTTACACTCCTACTTGACTGCGACGGATTTCATCGCGGTTGAATGCAACAGACCGACCTGGCGCTTTGAACGACGTCAGCCAGGCGTCCATGTCGCCGGTGAAAGTGGTGATTTCCCGACCGGCAGAGTCGCGGCGTACTTGGGGCAGCAAGCGGCCCACTTGGACGTGATCTGAACTCCGGCTGGCCGTTTCTGCGTCCGAATAAATGGACTGTTCCACCGTCTCAAAAATTGGGCCGTCCAGTGAGTCCAGGGCGATTTCCTTGAACTGCTTGGAAAACTTCTGAAGGCCGCTGGCCAGACGCTTGCGGTAAGCAATGGGGTTTTCGCCCATCAGCGGCGCGCTTGCCCGACTTCCCACCAGTTGATAGGTGGCATCGGCACGCGACTGTGCTGCCGCCAGGGCGTCCCGGTCTTCCATGCTCAGGGGTTTGGTCATTGCGGTCAGACGGCCTTCAAGTGCCGTCAGTTGGTCTTTCAGGGCGGCATTTTCAGCGCGCATTTGGGCGTCCTTACGCTCTAGGCCCTCAGCCGCTTTTTCAGCTTCTTCGGCGCCTTCGTTGGAATCGGCTTTTTCTTCCTCTTTGGGCTCGTCTTCTTCGTCCTCAGAGTCGAATTCGCCTTCTTTATCGCGTGGCTCGTCTTCGTCCGCCTTAGCTTCCTCCTTGGGCTCTTCTTCCTTTTCTTCCTTTTCTTCCTCGGCGTCTTCCATGGCATCCATGCGAGCAACGACGCTATCCATCTTTTTCACAAGGGCATCCGCCCATGCCGGGACTTGTTCCCGCTGTTCTTCGGGGGTTTTCTCTTCATCGGCCATTTTCTGGTCTCCATAGTTGATTCCGCTGGGCTCGCCACCTTTGTCCCACACGCCCACCTGACAAATTGCCAGATGGTCGATATAGGACGGCTTGCCTTCGATTAGCACCGATTTGCCGTTGTAATCGGCAGTTTCAGTTGAGCCCGCCTCGCGGAATACGACAGCGGGACTAGTCGACGAGATGTCACCCGACTCCATAAGCTGGGCGGCGTCATCGTCATAGACTTTGGCAATGCCCCAGACTTCATTCCCTTTCACATAAGGAAGCACCACGATCCCGACATTGCGCGTGCGCCATTCGTCGGTATTCAAAGTGCCTTCGTCTGGGTGTTCAAAAATCAGGGGGAGACCGTTACAGCGCTCGACAAAATCATCACTGAGGAAGATTTCGGGATCGCGCCACACGAACTCGTCATGGGCGCTGCGGTAACTGGCGCCGGTGCCTGTGATGCGCAGGTCAAACAACCACAGGTTTTCGTATCTCTGGGGGCTGGACAGATCCCCTTTGCGAATGGATTTGGCTATATCCAGTTCGGTGGGGGAGGCGCCTAAAAAGTCGATATAGCGGCGCAAACCGGGATGCGTGGTTTCGGGTAGCTCATCCAGCGCGCACCACCGGTAATCGGTGTGTTCGTCATTCAGCAGAGGACTGAAAAGCTCCGGCACATTCTGCAAAAACGTCGTATAGAGGGCGCCGTAATCCGCCGTTTCTCCCAGCTTCCGAAGCCCCGGCGCGGTCTTCAGACCAATCTCTTCTTGGGTTTCGCGCATGGCCGCATCCAGGGCCGTCTCAGATGCTTCGATGTGACCGCCCGGCGTTTCCCACTCGTCCCGGTCATTGCGCTTTAGCAGCAAAAACTTGTTGCCAGGGCCGCGAAACAGTACGCCGGCACACGCCGACACCTCATCCCCGCGATACCCATTGGCATAGGCTGCACGGCCTTGTGCTTGCGCTTTTTCTTTGGCGTCAGGCCCGTGATAGATCTTTCCGTGTTGGCCCCACTCTTCGCCGCCTCCGGGGGTGCTGTGTACGGGCATCCAGTTTCTCCAGGCACAAAAAACCCGCTCGGGGCGGGTCTCTGATTCGATTTGGGTTTACGCGGCTTTGACTCGCGCCAGTGCTTGTTTGCCTTTTTCGGTCAGCATGGACGCCGGCAATTCGCGCAGCGCATAGAGGTAGACACCTTTGCAGCGACAATAGACCTCTTCGCCAGGCGCGGTGATCTCGTCCGTGTACTCGGCAGACCCTTTGGCAATCAGTCCTTTTTCAATCGCCCATGAATCGCGCAGCAGGTAGATTTTTTCGTCGCGCTCTTTATGGTCGGGCCGGTAGTCGTACCCTGGTGCGCGCCAATGGCTATGCCACACCATGGCCACTGCCCCTGAATTCTGCGCGATCACGCGATCAATTGAGGCGACCAGTTTATGGCCTTGATCAATATGCAGGCGCCGCTCTTCGTAACTTTGTTGGCGCAAGGGCTTGGCGATATGGACCGCCGTTTTACGGGCCACGATGCGCCGGGTGCCCCCTTCCGGAATGGAACTCATCCAGCCCTCAAAGCGCTGCAAGGTCCGCTCCACCATCCTTCCCCGATTCAGCTTGATCAGCCCTGTCGAGATCTGTATGCGTTTTTCCAGCTCCGATTGCAGGTTAGGCGCGAGGCGCTGCACATCCATGGTCGACGTGCCCCGTGCCGCTGCGGTGCGCTGTGCTTGGCGCATGGACTTGCGGTATTGATACCGCAGCACTTTTTGTAAGCGCTCCTGCTGAACGTGCTCCGATGGGATTTCGTGACTAATGGCGGTGCGCAGCCGCCCACGCCAAAAGCGCAGCCGTTCAGCGGAGTCAAACCCGTTCTTCAGCACATCCTGGATGGCTTCGTACAGGACTCTCCAGAAGGGCGTCACGTAGCGACCTTGAGTCGGTCTTTGCCCTGGCGTTCAGTATTTCCCGCCGAGGCCGGGTGCCCCTCTTCCGCGTTCTCAGTCATGAAGGGATCGGGCGGTTCGTAGTTGGCCAGAGCTTCCTCATCCAGTAACAGCATTTCGGATGTCATCAATTTTCGCTCATTCATTACGTCCGCCATCCAGACCGCCACGCGGGCCTTGTTTTCCGGGTCCATGCTGGGGATAAGCACCTCGCCCAATGCGATGGCGGCTTTCATAACAGCATCGTCAACTTTGATTTTTTCAGAGTCGGGCTCTACCAAGAGGTTAGGCCATTCCGCCTTGAAATTATTTTTCCATTCATAGAACGCGGTGTTGTACGGGATGTCGCCATATTGGTCAGGGAAGCGCTGTTGAATGGTGGCGTAAAACTCTTCGCTCCAGGCTCTGCGCATCACAATCTCATCGATGAAATTGTAAATAGGGGTCATTGCAATACGTTCGCCGTCGATGTAGCGAGCAATACTTTTGGCATCCTCAACGCCCTCACCAAACCCCTCGGCTAACGTCTCCTGGTTAATAATGGATGCTGGCATATCCGCTGCTGTGGCGATATTTTTGATGATGTTGTTGCGGGCGTATTCGGCGGCGTCCTTGAGGTTGGTAAAGTTCAGCGATTCAACGTTTTCGTCAATACCCACGGACAGTACGTTGCCCGTTTTGGCCCCTTTTAGCGCGCTGCGCTTTTTGCCAAACCAATTCGTTGATCGCTGATCAATGATTGAGCCAGGCGACTTCATTTTCATCACCAGCAGGCCCACTTTTTCGGTCACCGCATGGTCTGTCAGCATGGACTGAATAAACGATTTCAGCGGGTAAAGGGCGCGCTGAAAGACAGAGCGACCGACAAAGCCAAAGCTGGAGTTGCTCCACTCAATGTAAATCGGCTGTTCATTCAGTAGCGTAATCGTGCGCGAGGTATGCCACGCCTTCCCGTTGACCGCAATCTGCTGCGGCTTCATGAACTCGGGGCTATTGGGATCTTGATTGAGCACCAATGATCCAGCGGTGTTCAGCGGGTCCAGCACGTTAAAATACAGATCGGCCTTGTCCAGATTATCAATATCCAGTGCGCTCTCCGGGCTTTTTTTGCGCTCCCCCACTGCTAACGACCCGATGCCGTAAATCCGGCTCACAGTGCGGACATTGCGAATAATAGTGTCAGCCCCAATTGATCCGAGTCGTTCCCATTCGCGCTCGAAGGCTTCGATCAGATCGTCTTCCGGCGCGCCGGCAATGGAAATTTCACGGCTCTGGCTTTGCGCCAGTTTGACGGGGCTTTCAGCCAATTTCCCGCCCAGGGGATGTTCGACGAAAATCTTTTTGCACAGGATGTAGCTGGGCTGATCCCCCGGAACGATGGAGTCTGCCATCAGGAGGTCCATCAGAGCAGACGTGGCCTGTGTGCCCAGATACGCCTGACCGCTGTCATCGGCGCCGGATGCGTAACTCATAGATAACTCCGCTGATTACCAGCCATAGGCGTCGCCTAAGCTGATTGAAATGCCGTAGGTGTAACAATCAACCAAATCTTTTTTGTGCTCTCGCCGGTGCTGCCCCATGCGAAACCCGCACACCTGATCGATAAAGTGGTTTTTGGTCTGCTGCCGGTAAAGGGTGGTTTTCTCAAATGCGGGAGCGCTCATTTTGACGGCCCCTTGATATACATGCGGTGACACCGCGATCGCCCGCCCTTCCTTCCCTTGGGCGGTTAATTTGGAATCAATGGCCTGCACCGGCAGCCCTTGTCTTGCACCGGCCTGAATCAAAGCGATACCTGAGTCTTTATCCTCAATCCAGATGCCGCAATTTCCCTGGCGAGCATTTGTGATGTGCGCCAACTCTTCCAGCCGCCGATTTACATTCGGGAGCCAGTTGATCAACAGGGACGCTTCGATTTGCACCACTTCCCAGTCCAGTATCACCAGCGGAACCCCGGCATATTTGTTGCGCGCCCAATAAATGACGCCGGTGCCGTCGTGCTCCGCGCCATCCTTGGATGCCGTGTCAATGGTAGCAAAAATCTGATCGGTCTTAACCGGATTTTCAACCGGCTGTCCTTCCGAAAGCATGGAGTCCAGCGCAAAAAAGGCCGATCCATTCCAATCGACAAATTC